GAGCGCGGCATTGTTGCTGTAACCCGTCAGCCCGGTGCGCGGGTCATAAACCGGACGACCGAACTTTTCCACACGCACGTTAGGGATGCCGGACGGAAATTTCTCGGCGTTAAACTTCAGCGACAGTCGCAGCCAGGCGATACCACGCCCTATCATGTCAGGCTTCCACGATGCACAGTTCGCCAGCATATAGGGATCTGCCGTCTGGCGGTCGTTGTGCACCTCATACGTGGCGTAATCGCCGTAAATGCCTATCTCATCATCGCCGAGCAGAACCTTACCGGTGCTGCTGAGCGGATGCCCGGCCAGCGTGATCGCCAGGTGCAGCATTTCGCCGTCGGTCTGGGTGCCTGCCTGCTCCTCAGCAAAAAACAGTGTGCCGGCGGAAAGCGTGCGGCCGTAAACCACCGTTTTCGGACTGGCCGCCGCGCGCAGTACCTGCTTGCGTTCGGAGTTATCGCGGTAAGCATCAAGCGAGGGCTTTTTGGTCAGCGCCATGGTCGCCACCTGCGCGGCGATGGTGATAGCAAGGGCAATACCCGTGGCGCCATTAACGGCCGCCACACCCGCAGCGACTGTGGCAACAATCGGAATGGCAGCAGGCATCAGCGAACCCTCCACGCGCTCAGCGGTTTCACCCGCAGACAGACCAGACCGTTTTCACCAGGCACCCATATGGCGCCGCCGTATATCACCCCGGCGCAACGGGTACCGGCGTTTTCCATCACGGCAATATCGCCGCGCTGCGCCAGCTTCACCGGCACCTCATCGAGATAACGCGCCAGCACCTTTTCAAGTGTGCCGCCACCACGCAGGATGGCCTTCTTTGCGCCGGTTTCATTGCTGTAGGTGCCGCGCCACTCAGCGGCGAAATCCTCGCCGCACATTGCCTGCGCGCAGTCTGCCGCGAACAGGCAGCAGTCGTGCTCGCCCCATAAAAAAGGCCGCTTCTCAGCGGCCTTTATCACGGCGGTTAATCTGTTATGCCAGTCCGGGTGTTTCATGTGTCCTCACGAATAGGTAAAGCCCGGCGCGTCTTTTTTGCTGCCCCAGTAAATAGGGCGCTCCGCCATCTGCGCCACGTAGCGGAACAGCCGATCGCCGGGCTGCGCGGCCTGGTGCGACTCGTCTGTATAACGATCCGGGAAAGGGCGCTGCCAGTCTTCAAACACGTTAGAAACGGTGTACTGCAGGGCGTTGGTTTCGCCAGCGGTCGCACCGGTGGAAGAGACTTTGCCCTTGAAAATCAGGTCTGCCACCCGCGCAACGCCGGAATCGTCCATAGCCACAAGGTATATTTCCGCCTGGCGGCCCACGCATCGCTCGTTCAGTGTCTTCGCGAACAGTGACAGGTCGAGCCCGGAAAGCGTCAGTTTGAGCTGTGTGGGGCTTGTCGTGCCGGACTCCTGGACATCATCCACCGCACCCAGTGCGCCGACGCCGTAATAGACGTAACCGCCGAGTACCAGCGTGCCGGTACCGGAATGCACGTAAGCGGTGCCGGACTCAAACTGCACCTGCGCGGCAATGACTGCCGTCACGCGGTCGCGGGAGAGGTAATCCACCATCTGCCCGGAAAAGGGAGAGTAGAGCATTAAAACGCCTCCTCAAACTCCAGGGCAAAACTGGTAAAGACACCCGGCACGCGGGAGGCATTGCCCTGGCTGTTATCCTTCAATTTAAAAATACCGTACGGCGCCGCCACCTCCAGCGCGGCGCCAGCCGGCGGTGCGGTGCGCAGCATCGGCGCAATCTGGATGGTGGCAGTGCCGTCGGCGGCGCTGGTGATATCCGCTGTCACCATTTTCAGTTCGTCATTCACCGTGATGTAATCCCCGGCACGCAGAACCAGTCTGGACGCCGCCCAGCCGCGGGTGAAAAGCAGCACGCCGGACTGGTTCGGGTCAGACACCACCGGCGCGCCCGCAGGATTGCGCCCCTCCCTGCCCTTGTCGCGCAGCCTGACGCGACCATATTCACCATCGAGCGCGGCCAGCAGCGCTTCAATGCGCCGGGCCTGCGCGTCACTCTGGTTGCTGAACGTCAGCGAGCACACCCAGCGGGAGCCGGGCGTGCGGACGGTCTGGGAGGTGCCATTGAAGGGGGAGCGGAAAGTGCGGGTGCTGCTTTCAAGCCGCCAGGTCAGGGACGAGGGGCAGATATCATCAGGCCAGTCGTACACGTCGGCCATAGGTTTCTCCTGGTATTAAACGCCCAGCAGGCGGCGACCCTGCCCACGGTTAGAAAAGTCGTTCAGCATGTCCTGCCGGGCGCCTTTTCTGCCTTCTTCGGCGCCTTTTCGGGCTGCTTCCTCCATGGCGCGGATAAGCGCTGCATCTCCGTTACCAGACACATGGATGGTCTGATGGATTACCGGGGAAGAATTACCATCGCCCTCATTCGTCGGCATCACCATACGTACGCCAAGCGAACCATTTGCAGCCCTGGTTAATGGCATTATCGCTTCCGGACCTGCCTCGCCCATCAGCCCTGCCCCTTTCGCAAAGGCGAAATATGTCGGAGTGCTGACAATGGAATTGCTGTAGGCGCTCAAATTCTCTGAGGCATAAACGCCACCTTTAGCATTGAACTGAACACCTGATGCAGCGGAGGCATAAGCGCCAGATGGTGTATAACCACCGGCACTTGCTGCGGCGCCAGCTGAGCCTACACCGAAAATGCTCATGAAGCTGGAACCCGAAAGAGCCTGAATACCGTTTACCAGCGTTGCATTAAGGAGGATTTTTTGCAGGGACTGCAGAACGCTCATCGACCAGTCAGACCAGCTGGCTTTGTTGTTGGATAGCGCATCTGAAATGGTATCCACCATGCCAGTCATGGAAGATCCGACAAAATTAGCTGCCTGCCCGGCATAATTGGAGGCATTATCAACCCAGTCAGCCAGGCCAGAACTCAGCCCCGCCTGCCAGTCGGCTTCTGCCGCGCTGGTTTCACGATACTTTGCGGCCAGCGCATCCAGTGCAGCCTGGCGGGCGGCAATGGCTTCCGCTCCCTTATCTGACTTATCAAAAACACGCTCAACTTCCTGACGTTCACGGTACTGATCGCGCTGGCGGCTTCCCATTCCCGAGGTAGCTGCCGTGAGGCCTGCCTCATCCTGGTAGCGGCGCGCTGCGTCCTTGAGGTCTTTCAGCGCATCGGCCATTTCACGCTGTTTACGGACAGCTTCATCGGCTTTTTGTGTCCATTGCGCCAGCGCCACAGCACCAGCTTCAATGGATTTGCGCTGTTCTTCGGTCCATTTAGTTCCGGCTTCATGGGAGGCGGCAAACAACTCAGCAGCTTTTTCACCCTGGTTGGCCCGTACCTTTTGCACCTCAGTGGCAATGCTGAGGTCAGCCATTTTCCGGCTGTATTGCTCGGTAGTTTGAGCGGCCTCGCGAGCGGCCTTGCCCGCATTACGTGTTGCGTCAGCCTGTGCTTTTTGAGCGGCAGCAACGTTCTGGCTATTTGCATAACCCCGCTCAGCAGCCTTTAGATAATCTGCTGCGTAAGTTGCGTTTTGAGGACCGGTGCGGCCCATATTTTGCAGCTCAATCTCTGCCTGCCGACGCACTCTGGCCAAGCCCGTTAAGCCTTCCAGTTCGGCCTGCTGCTGTTTGCGCAGTAACGTTTCCTGATCCTTATCCGATACTGGCGCTTGCGGTAGCCGAAGAGGGGACGCAGTTAAAGTCGTGTTGCGGGCAAGTGCTTCATTAATACCGTCAAGCGTTTGACGAAATAATGTACCCTGCCCGTTCATTAATATTAGATTATTATAATAAGCTGTTTGCGCCGCTGCATTCTGACGCAACAGCATGTTATGTCGATCTGTTGTTGCGATAAGTTGACTTGATATTTCATTTCTTCGCCTCTCAGCCTCAGTTAATTCTTGATTAACATTAACCAATGATTCCTGAGCGTTATTATATGACCAGCTACCCTCCTCACTATTCTTCATGGCCTGGCGAGCATTATATTGTTGCTGGTTTAATTCAGCGATTCGGTTATTTAGAAGTGATAATTCTTCGGCCTGGGCTCTCATAGAAACCGATGTCTTATCGATTTCATTTGTTAAGTTACCCTGCGGAATGGCGACACCACTCACTGGTTTTGCTTTAGAAATTGCTTCGCCGTAGTCCAGGGCAGCTTTACGGGCCTGTTCGTTCTTCTCATAAACATATAGCCATGCAGCACCGACAGCCATCAATGCGCCAGGCCAGCCACCTATAACAGATAGCGCGCCGCTTAAGCCTGATTTAGCAAAACTGGTAAGCGATGTGGCTTTGTTGAGATTTTCCTGAGCGGTTATTACTGCCCTGTTAGACAGGACAAGAGAGGCATTGGCCGCCATCATCTCACTGCGTTTTTTAATCAGATTTTGTGAAGCAATTACCGATGCGTTGGTATTCTTTGCCACATTTGTTTCAGCTACAGCCAGCGCATAATCTGACCTTGCGGCTTCCGCAGCTGCGATAGCCTTTCTTTGAGATTGAGTTGCGGAATAAAGCTGCGCATCAGCCAGTGCGATTGTTTCCTTTTTGGCAGATACAAGCTTGCCAATCGAGTCAGAAACACCAGTAGCAATACCACCGAAGTATTTCGCTACGCCAACTCCAGCCAAAACCGCTCCGGCAGCGGCAACATTATCAATATTGTTAGCCAGGTCATCTAAGGCACCAGCTAAAGCTGAGGAAGCACCGGTAGCTTCGCTGGCCCCGCCACCCCAAGCCATAAAAGCATTCTGCACTTTCTGAGCGGATCCGCTTACTGTGGCAGGAAGCGATTCGAACTCTTTGCGAAGCAGAGAAACATTGGTCAGCAGAGGGACGATTTTTTCAGTAGTTAGCTCACCGTTGTTAGCCATATTCCGCAGGCCGCCGATAGATGTATTAAGACCATCAGCCAGGAATTTTGCGAGGCGACCGCCACTCTCCATAATTGCGTTAAATTCCTCACCCCGTAGGACACCGGAGCCAAGCGCCTGACTTAGTTGTGTAATTACCGAACTTGCTTCTTCCGTACTTGCACCAGATAACTTTAATGACGTTGCTACTGTTTCGGTGACGTTCGCCACATCAGCTGAAGCGTATCCTGCATCACGTAAAGATTGCGCAATACGACTGTATAAATTGGCGTTTGCTTCAAACGATGTGCCGGTACGCTGGCTGATTGTCATTAATGACTGCTGTGCTGTAGCGAAATCATCAGCAGAAGAAGAAGCCAGACGTAAACGACCGTTTAGTTGGCTCCATGTGTCTGCATAATGGATTAACTCGCTTGTTGCAAAAGCTCCTGCAAAAGCACCAACCATACCCGCAGCAGAAGCGCGTACAGATGCAAGTTGAGAGTTCAATTCAGCCAGTGCGCGCTGAGTTTCTCGGGTAGATGCCGCAGCCCGACGACCTCCCTGTTCCATGGTTCTGTAATAATCAGAACCCATTCGGCTTGCGCGGGATATCTCAGATTGAAATGACTGGGAGTTAGCAGAAATTTTAATTATCAGTTCACGGAGAGTCGCCATAATTCACCCAATAAAAAAGCCACCAATTGGTGGCTTTTGCTAATTAAAAAAATATTTCATTTCCTACCATAATACCCTATGCGGTAAGCACTCATCAAAACCTTACATTCTGTTTCTTTAAACCATTTTTTGCATTCGTCGCTCTGCTTTTGAATCTCTTTAGGGAAATCAGATTCCCATACTCCGTTCATTTTCGCCTGATAGCCTTTAAGCTCATAGCTTTTCAGATGATCCTCGAGCCATGGGTATTTGCTGACATAATCATCAATCAATTCTGTTGCATGAATCGATGCTGATGCAAACCAAGTAATAAATATTAATGCTGCTTTTTTCACTCCGCCCTCCTCTATCGAAACAACAGTCGAAGAGTATCAGGGATCGAAGCGACGACAAAACCCGCAATTAAGCGGGTTTTGATTGGCGAAGCGTAACACCGCCTCGTTATTACTGGTTGTTAAGCAACTTCTGAGAGGTGCAGAAGATGCCTGAGGGCTTTGACACCTTCAGCATTATACCTAAACGACTCTACTTGCTTATCAGAATGCCGAGACTTATCCAAAAAGAACTTTCCATACTGATCAGTCTTGAGGTTATTTGCATTAGCTAAGCGCCCGATGCGCTGAGCCGAAACCCCGAGCATCTGCCCTACCTCTCCAGCTGTATGGTAATGTTCGATTACTTCGGGAAGTGGGATAGCGTCATAACCAACCAGCGGGTTGATGAGCGAAGCCGCCAAAGTTTGATGAGACATAGGATCAAGCCGAGGAAGCATAATCATGAGCTCACGGGCCGAAGCGATATTTTTCTCCAGCGCCAGCGCTTTCAACTGTTCGGCCTTTGCGCGGCGATATTCGGGCAAGCCTGAATCACTCTGCTTCGGCTTCTGGATAGCCTGCATGTCCTCCAGTTTATCCACCAGCGCGCGGCGAACAGCCTTGGACTCGCGGGCTGCCACGCGCAATGCCTGCTTAACCGTCATCTCAATGACAATCTGATCAGCACCACCTTTTGATGTGTCCATGGGGGTTACAAAAGTTTTGTAACCCTCTCCTTCAAGCTCATCTTCAATTCGGGCAACGAAAACATTATTGCGGACTGGCTTTTCCCCGCACTGCTGACGCGCCTGGTTAACCATCTCAAGCAGGTATTGCGAGTCAATTGTTTTCTCCGTGACGGAACCGAGGTTCCCTGGTACACTTACTTTTGTCATTGGTTGGTTCCTTATGACAGCTTCTACGATGCCAGCGGTTGCACCCGCTGGCGTTTCTTTTTACAACCCTTTCTAACGAAATCTTGCTTCTTCCCCCGGAAGTAACTGCGCTTCGGCCTGTTTCTTTACCAACGACATAAAAATGCCACCGTCAGCAAAACGATCATGAAGACGACCAGCAAGCGGTGATTCCATGGCACGAAGGGCTGGCTCAATCTGAGTGCGCCAGGCTTCATACATTGTCTGGTAGTGCATATAGAGCACCTCGACATTGTAGGCGTGTACTTCTCGCTCGCTGGGCCAGCTAGATGAGGGAGTTCTGGAATGAATGGCTACCTCTCGATCCAAAATGTCGAGCAACCAGCGGCGAAAATCTTTCGCAACGGGAGTACGGGCAAACATAGCAACCAGATGAGCCCCGCGAAGAGAAAATACGCGGGCTTGTTGTTGTCCACCTGCTGTGGTCAAGCTGACCACCCCCGTCATTTGATATGTGAACTCATCAGCATGCCGTGAATAAATTCGCTGTACTGCTTTGTCGTCAGCATACTGGAGCGCATAACCAATTTGGTTCGCTGTTAGCCAAATTCCTTCCAGATCCGGTACAGGTTGCAAGCTGATGCCGTGGAAGTTCAGTTCTGAGTTAGCTACAATGTTCACGTCATTATTCCTTCGCAGAGTTTTGACAGAAGCCCCAGAGGTTGCCGCCAATGGGGCTTCGCTGTTTTTAATTACCATTCAACTTTTCCTCTCTAAGGCTTTTAGCCAGCCGTTGAACAATAGCCGAGTTGATTGAAATGCCGTCCATTTCAGCCAGGCGGCGAATTTGCTCTTTCATGCTTTCAGGCAAGCGCAGCATAAATTTCTCGCTTTTGGCTTGGGTATAAAGTGTATTCATAGAACCTCACATTTAATGTCACCGTGACATGATATCAATGTGACTCAATTTACGGATAATGTCAATGTGATAGCATCTGGAAAACTTGAGGTGCTTATGTCAGAGAAACAGGTCCGAGATTACGACAAATTTATGCTCCGATTCCCTGATGGAATGCGTGATGCCATAGCTCTCAGAGCGAAGAAGAATGGGCGCTCGATGAATGCTGAAATAGTACAGATACTTCAGGATGCACTTGAGTTTGATAATGTAGATAACTCAGGCGAAACAAAGATTGACGCAAAAAAGCTACGCCAGATACTCAACAAGGTTATTGAAGAGGCGCTTGCAAACAAAAAGCCCACCTGAGTGGGCTAACCAGCCAGCGCGGCAAAGAAACCTTCCAGCTCGGCGCTTTCTTCATTCGGTTCCGTTACGCTCCACTGAAGAAGCAGATCGTCCAGGCTTAGCTTTGCGCCTTGTGAGTTAAGTACCGCTGCGGAAATCTGCGCGGCCTGAATATCGCCGCGCCGGTCGCTGATGGGGTTCAGTCGGTCAAACTCAATCCACATGCGCAGCTCCCTGGCCGTCAGGGTTTGCTTCAGTTCATCAAGCGTGCGCCCCAGACGGAGCGCCAGCGTCATCAGGAAGAACGTGCCGGGCTGGCTTACGGCTTTTCCACCTCGGCCGCCGAAGTGGTCAGGTCAAGTGCCTGCTTAAGAAGGCGGGCATGCACCGGGCCGTAGAACTGTTCAACCTGCGCTTTATCTTCTTCGGTAAAGACCTGTGAACCGTCTTCTTCAAGGAGCACATCGATAAACAGCACCACATCAGCACTCTTGTTACGCAATGCGCGTTCTGCTGCCGTCAGCTCTTCTGGTTCGCCTTCTCCCTGCTTCGGGTTAAGCACCTGCTGCCATTCCAGCCACGCCTGCGCTGACGGCTCACGCAGTTTTACCCTGGCGTTTTCCCACTCCGGAACGGTGATGGTTTTGGTACGGAAGCCTGCCATCGGCGCCAGCGCGAGCGAGCGAAGTGAACTCTGTGAAACCTTATTGGCCATTTCATTTTTCTCGTTTGAAGTCAGAAAAAGCGGCTTTCGCCGCTATTATTAGCCTGCAGAGGGCGCAGGGATGATCGGGACGGGCTTGCCTTTGATGCGCAGCGTAAACGATGCGGTCACTACCCCGGCGGTGCCCAGGCTCCAGCTGTTCTGGCGAACTTCAGCCAGGAACGCATAGCCATTACCGGACGGGAAGATCACCTGAAATGCATGCAGCGCGTCATTGTCATACGCGGTGCGCAGCGTGTTCTGCCCCTCTTCTTCTGAGGACCAGTTACCGGAAACAGTCATTTCACCAGGCGCGGCTAGGCCGTTAGTCATCTCCTGCTCGGTAGAGCAAAGCGTGGTGGTGTCGATATCTGACTTCTGGCCACCGGTATAGCTCAGCTCTTTGGTCGAACAGTTAATCGACTGCCAGGTTGCGCCGGCGGGATTGACTGCAGTTGCCGGATCGGCGGAAACGTTGATTTTCGTTCCCTGTGTTTTTTCGTACTTAGAGGACATGGTGATCTCCGGATATAAAAAAGCCGCCCGGAGGCGGCAGAGTTAATGTGACGATGATTTATTGCCAGATCTGAACTTCAAGCGTGGCCCGGTAAAGTCCGGTGTCAGGCTCATAGTCATTGATCTCGTTCAGTCCAACAGGATGCAGATCGGCCAGAGCGGCTTTAACCTGATTACGCAGCGCCCGGGCGTCATCAATAGACGAAGCCCACGCATCAACCTGAACCGTGCTTGCTGTTTCTGCCGGTCCGCAGAAAACATCCTCACTGGCTGAGGAAGGCAACAGGTAGATCACCCATGGTGCTGAGGTTCCCTGCGGCGCCACGTACGGAAAGACGTTGCCGCCTGCCAGCGCGCTGAGGCGTGGATAGATATCGACTTCGGTCATTTCGCCAGTACCTCATCGATAGCCTGATTCATTCGCGCCACCGCCGCCTGCGTGGCTTCCTCCTGCCGGGTATCAAACGCCGGGCGGACAAACGGGTGCGCTGGCATATTAGATGTGCCGAGCTCCACAAACCGCCAGTAAAACGCATTGCGCGGGTTGTCTGCCTTCATTGTGTTATCGCTGTTGCCAGTGTCCGGATTGACTCCCCGGATATGTACGCCAGAAGTGATTTCGCCGCGGCGGCGTCCTTTCTGGGTCACCACCACCACGTTTTTTTTCATCTTGCCGGTTTTGACTGGCGCGAGATTCTCTACTTCTTCTTTCAGAACCTGAGCGCCCGCCCGGGTGGCATCACGCAAAACTTTGTTATTTTCTGCCCGGCTTAGCGTTTCCAGATCCTTTGCGATATCGGCCAGGCCGGAGAAATCAAGACTCGTTGAGATCACTGCTTCGCCCCCTTCTCACAAAGCAACTCCAGGCGGGTACCGTTCTCGGCAGAGATAGCCGACTTGATGTCGTATATCTCTCCATTTCCGGTTGGCGCCAGGTGAATGGCGCGCCATCCCGTTGAGACCTGAATGCCAGGGTACCGACGCATCCAGATCCGTGTAGTGGTGCTGCTTATCTCAGCGCCGCCATCTATCAGCTCTCGCCCGGACACGTCCGCCACCTCAGCGCGGACAGAAGTTACATCCACCCAGCCAGTGGCAGGCTGCCCGGAAGGCAGGCGCCCCGACGCTGGCTTTTGTAACGTAACCCGGTGTCGCAGCCGTCCTGCTTTCATACGCCATATACCCGGTAAGGTTGAAGAAGTGCTTCAGTTGAGAACTCCAAAGCGGAAGTGCTGCTGCCAGTGCTAACCGTCTCACGATTGGCGTACCAGTGTGCGATAAGCATCAACATGGCCATTTCGATATCTGCGCCATAAAGCAGCCGATCAGGGTCAGTCAGATAACTTGGATCATCAGCAGTGTCATAGAGCCGACGGCGGGTCCATGTTTCGACGTACCGCGCCGCAGCTTTAATGCTGGTATCGATCCAGATATCGTCTTCCGTGAAATCCTGCTCAATGTTGCAGTGGCGCTTAACCTGCTCTTTGGTCAGCATGTGCGCCCCTTATTTGGCCTTGCCCTTTCCTTTCGGCTCAGGGTCTTTTTCCGGATCCGGCTTTTTGCCAGGCTCCTGAGCATAACCGCGCGCAACAAGATCACGACCGTGTTGCTCCAGCGTCTCGAACTCGGTGCCTTCGGTCAGCACGTTGCCTTCAAAGTAGATAGGCTTGATAGCGATCAGCTTCATGGCTGTCTCCTTAACGGAAAAAAGAAAAGCGGCCCGCAGGCCGCCGTTAAAGGTTACGCACCGCCACCCGCAGCCGGCGCAGTGAAGGAACCGTAGATAAACGCCTCAGGGCGCTTCACGGCCAGCGCCAGGCGCTCTTCGCAGCGAATCGAGATCATGTTTTTCTCGAAGTCGTCGGCGTTCTCGGTGGAGATTACAACGTTGGCATCTTCACGATCGAACAGCTGCGCTGCGGCGTTAAACGCACCGGTCAGGAACTTGCCCTGGAATGCCGCTGCCTCGGTCGCGACCACTGGCAGACCCCAGAGGGTCGGGCCAGTCAGCGCCGCCGGGTTCGCCAGGATGTAGCGTCCCAGCGTGTCTTTGGTGAGTTCAATCTTCGCCCAGTCGATGAAGTGCAGGACGTGGCCGGAAGCCGGGAAGCGAGCAAGCTGCGCCTGAAGCATTGCGAGGCGCAGATCATCAATACCGTTCTGCTGCTCAACGGTGAAAGCAGCAGCGAAAGCGGAGGCCTGCGGCACGATACCTTTCAGATGCGCGCCGGTACCATCACCGAACAGGATCTCCTGTTCTTCCACGTACTTCAGACCGTAACGCATTTCTGCGTCAATCGTGGACTGCAGCTGCGCGAAGTCGTCCAGGATTTGCTTGGACGCTTTGAACATGTGCGCGATGGTGGTGACCGGCGTGATCTGCGTGGCGAACTGGATATCGCTGTACGGCTTGGCGGTACCTTCCGGCACGACTTTCGCCGCATTAGTGAATCCAGTCTGCTGCACCCAGAAGATAGCCGGTGCGGAGGTGCGGCCGGGCGCAATCAGGTCTCGAATGAACAGGCGTTGTTTCGGGGCGGTGTCGATGCCCGGCAGGCGCTGCGGCTCCACCACACCGGTTGCCACGTCAGTTGAAATCAGCGCAGCGTTCACCGGCACGCTGACGCGCTTACCACCTTCAACACTTGCCGCAAATGCTTTCAGTGCTTCGCTGTTGATGACGGTCTGGCCGACGGTTTCCACCACTTTTGCGGCGTTTGCCAGCGGCATCTGGGCGACCTGCTGCTCGAGCTCACCGAGCGCCGCCTTAAGCGTCTTTTCCGCCTCTTTAAGGGCGTTGAATTCCGACGCCATTTTGTCGACAGTTTCTTTGGTTTCCGCCGACAATTTGCCGGTTTTCTGGGCTTCTTTCAGCGCCTCTTCTGCTTTTGCGTTGAATTTGCCGGTCGCTTCTTCAATGCTGGCGCTAACCTTTTTCAGAATCTCGTTTACTTCAGACATAACATCTCCGTATTTACTGGGCAGCCGCTGTCAATCCGCTCAGCGCGGCTTCCAGACGGTCAATGGTTTCTTTATGGATGGTGGCAGCGCTCGGCGTACCGTCAGGACTGGCAGCAGCGCCCGGCGTGCTGCCTGATAAGGCTTTAAGAAGTTTTCGCCGTTCAGAGCGTGGCGTATTCGCTTTCGCCAGCAGCGCATCGAGCTTACGGATCGCCGCCGCAGGGCTTTCATCGTCGTCAGCGATTTCGTCGGCAGAAAGCAGGCTGTCAGCAAAGCCCTTTTCCACGGCTTCGCTGCCGCCGATATAGGTTTCGCCGTCCATCATCTTGTCGACTGTGTCGGCATCAAGACCGCTACGCGCCTGGTAGATATCGCTCATCGCTTTATCAAACGGCGCCATGTCAGCGGCAATCTGCGCCAGATCGTGACGGTTGCCCATCGCGTAAACCCAGCAGTTATGGATCATCAGGAAAGCGCCGCGGCCAATCTGCACGTCGTCACCCGCCATTGCGATAATCGATGCGGCCGACGCCGCCAGACCCAATACCTTTACAGTGACTTTGCCTTCGTACTCGCGCAGCAGGTTATAAATCGCCAGGCCTTCGAACATATCGCCGCCCGGGCTGTTGATGTTGACCGTGACGTCAGCGCCGTTAAGCGAACGAAGCGCCCCGGCGATGCGGCTGGCGGTCACACCGTCGCCCCAGTAGTCCGCGCCGATCACGTCAAAAATTGAAATGCTGTTGTCACCGTCACGGGCGGCACGGATGCCGCCGTTCCAGCGCTCCATTGCCGCTGCCGGCAGGTCCGGTTTTTCGCGCGCAAAAGGTCGCCCCTCCGGCGCCGCCGGAAGGCTTTTGATTGTCATGGATGCTCCTAAGCCGCCTGTTTCAGCGGTGACTGTTCGAAGGGGATATCGGGGAATACGTAGCTGTGGATCTGGCGCAGCGCTGCGGCCTGCGCCGCAGGACTGTTCTTCTTCAGATCTTCAAGCGGCGTAAGGTTGAGCTGCACGGTATAAATATCACCACCTTCAATCGGCGGCATGTTCTCCAGGCGGCGCACATCGTTACGTGACATCCAGCCGTTCTGCAGCGCACTGGTGTAGTATGCCGCGCGGCCAGCGCTGTCGGCGCGCAGCAGCCCTTCCACTGAAAACTCTGCAAAGATGTCTTCCTCGCCGTTCAGCAGGCAGCGGGAAATCTCCTGCTCGATATTCACCAGCAGCGGGCGCAGCGTATGCGTCAGGAACTGGAGGTTCATTCCCTCGAGGCTCGACGCCCAGCTGCTTTGCTTTGATGTATGCCCGACCATAAACGGCGGCACACGGAACCAGCGGCAGATTTCCTCAATACTGAAGGAGCGTGACTCAAGCATCTGCGCAGCCTCGGGGTTCATCGTGACGTTCTGGTACTCAAGACCGCCTTCAAGCACCATGATCTTCCCGGCATTTCTTGAACCGGTAAATGCCTGCATGTAGCCGCGTAAACGCTCCCGCTGCTCGGCATCAAGCGCTTTATCTGAGGACAAAAAGCCTGAACTCTGAAGACCATTTTCAAAAATCTTGGCTGCCGATTCTTCTACCGCCATCGCCGCGCCAATTACATCGCGCCCGGCCATCATCGGCATCATGCCGCACACACCATCAAGCCCAAATCCCCGAATGTGCATCAGATTTTTTTCAGGGATAACGCGCTTTTTACCGACTTCGGTATAGGTGTACTCCAGCCGTCCGGTATCCAGCCGCTTCACCACCATGTTCTGGGGCAGCAGCGGCACCAGCGACACCAACTTATTGCCGATAAAGAGCTTCTCGACGAACGCATTACCACGTAAGCAAATGCTCGCCACCACCATCAGCATGAACCGGGATGGCGTCATTTCGAGGTTGGGGCGGCGGCACAGTACCTGATAAACAGGGTGATTCTGCGCCAGCTTGCGCGAGCCATCTGCCTGCCGGGTGTAAATCTTAATCGGCAATGTGGAAACCGACTCGCTCAGCAGCCGGACGCAGGCCCAGACCGCTGAGAGCTGAATAGCCTTATCCGCCGTGACCACTTTCCCGCTGCTGCTTGTGCCGTACCACTCCTGCCAGAACGTCCCGGTAGTCAGGCTGATGGGCACGCCCAGCCAGTTGAGCAAGGCGCTTTTCACCCTGCCCGGCTGCTTATTTTTCTTCATCAGAAACCTACCATGATGGGATTATCGAAAAAGCCGCTCAAATCCTGCTGGTCATTGCCACCATTAACGAGCAGGCGGCTCATCGCGGTAAACAGCGCAGCCGGACCGTCAATTTTGGCTTCGGGTGTCGATTTGTTAGGGAAGATGTTGTCATTGCGATCCGGTCTGACCGTCACGTTCGACATCATCCAGTTCATCACCGGGTGATTGCTGTGATGGAATCGACCACCGTATACCAGCGCCTCGACTTCCTTCATGGCCTCGGAGAAATTGCGGACCGTTTGCGGAACTTCCACCAGCGGTAACCCTTCCTCAGCGAGCGCCAGGCTGAACTGAGTGGCGCTCCATGGGTCGAAGCCAATCTCTTTAAGGCTCTCGCCGGTCACCCACTCCTGCAGTTCCTCTTTAATCTGGGCATGGTCGATCACATCACCATCAGTCAGGATGAGTTTGCCCAGATCTGCCCACTTACGATAAAGCTCCGCCATCTGCCGCGAGCATTTATCCAGCCGCCCTTCGGGCAACCAGAACTTAAAGTCGGCGTGAACATGGCCATCAGGAGATCGCCAGGCTTTTACGGCCGCGCAAATGTCGATTTTGTTCGCAAGGTCGACGCCGACCCACAGCGGGTACGTTTTCAGCTCATGCGCCGGCGCGATAAATTCGCACTTATCCCACTTCAGCATGTCCATCCAGGAAGACTCGGCAGTAACCCAGATATTCATATGTTTGGTGAAAAAGTTAACCCGGGCGGACACCTGCTCTTTTGCTTTCTTCGCCAGGCGGCGCAGATCATCCCAGCGCTTACAGATACCAAGCCCGGGGTTAGCCTTCTGCCATACCGTTTCGTCGAAAGGGTCGTCGCCTTCGTCCAGGGTGTAGATGATGGCGAAGAAGGTGTCGTCTTTGACCGCACCCTCCACGTCACTGTTGAAACCGCGTAGCACTTTGATGGCGTAATCTCGCAGCTCATAGCAGATGCCTTCTTTGTTGAAGCCGGCGGTGGTAATGCCGAACAGCAGCGACTGAAGGCGCGCGCCGGTTGCCGTCTCCAGGACGTCCCAAACGTCGCGGGTTTTGTGAGCGTGCAGCTCGTCGACAATCCCGCAGTGGATGTTCAGGCCATCCAGGTTGTTCGCGTCGCTGGAAAGCGGCTCGAATTTCGAGGCGCTCTGCTCCTGGTAAATCGCCAGCTTATTGAACTCGAACAGGCGGCCAAGCGTCGCTTTTGCTTTTTTCACCATGTTTTTGGCATCTTCGAAAACGATGCGCGCCTGGTCGCGAGTGGTGGCCGCAGAGTAGACCTCAGCGCCGCCCTCGCCATCCGCCCCTGTCATGTACAGACCAACCCCGGAAGACAGCGTGGATTTCGCGTTCTTACGCGCCACCTCGTTGTAAGCGGTGCGGAAGCGCCGCACCATCACCGGGCGCCCGCTGCCATCATTACGCAGCACCACTCCGCCGCTTTCCTCATCCACCAGCGGAATGACGAAGCCGTAAATGTTGATGAGGATGAAAACATGCCAGTCCATCAGGTCAATGGGCTGTCCGGCCTGCGCGCCCTTAACATGAGGAATAAATTTGTAGAAGTTAAGGATGTGCTGCGCCCGGGGCTCGCTGAAGAAGATGCCGCGCGCTTCGCCGTTTTTCAGATCGTCCAGAAAACGCTGGCAGGCCAGCCGGACAAACTCGCAAGCAATAATCTCTCCCGCCACGACGCGCTCGGCGTAGCGGATACCATCGGCAACCTTAGCCATTAATCCCTCGCTTTCATAAACTCAGCCAGCGGATCAACCGCATCCGGCGTTTTGGCGCTGACCTTCGACCGGCTGGCGGGCGTCATGCCGAACTCTGCCAGCATTGCGCGAAGCCGCTTCCAGGCGTCCGCCTTCATGATTGCTGCGGGATGCGCCTTAATCAGCACATCACCAGTCTGCGTTTCAGTCCGGTACGTATACCCCTCAATCTCCAGCGTGTCGCAGTGGTGCCGGTACTCGGTGTAAGCCTCGACCAGCAATTCGAGCGCGCGGGCATCCAGCTGAGAAATGACGCCAATGGCATCAAGCTCTTCAGCCATTCGCTTAAACCAGTACTTCGCCTGCTTGTCGAAATGCTTCGGGGTTGGGGGTACCCCTGCAGGAGGTTGCGGCTCATCTTTATTGATAGGGCGTTTTGATGGGTTGCCCCTCACCAAACGTAGATGGGTCGGGGTTTTCGGTGGTCCTGACATAATCGAAAACTCCTATCAGTCGTCGGTTGGGGGACCCCATAAAAAAGTTTTCTAACCTGCGGCGGTGTGAAAAAGGGTTAGGCGGCGGTCCTTAGCAGGAAAGACCCTGAACTTTCGACCCGCCCTCCCCCAGCGATGAGAAGTGATATCGCTCCAGATGAAATGATTGCATTTGAAATCATTTCATACGTCCATTCACGAATCATTCTCACTCAGGTTTATTCTGACCGGATTTTCATTCGTCTCGGCGTCCAGCTCAAAGACGGCTGTGATGCCTGGCACAGTTCCCGGCTCGGTATTTATCGACGTACTCAGTTGTTGGCTGAGCAGCATGCCATCGACCGCGACGCCATAGCCCATGAAGCACAGCCCCCGATAGATGTGAGCCAGCTGCACTTTCTTCTGTTTCACCTGTATCTCTCCGTTGCGGTCTTGCGCTTATGACATGGCCAGCACAGCGCTTCGAGGTTGCTGTAGTCGTCAGTGCCGCCGTGAGCTTTCGGAATAATGTGGTCGACCGTCTCAGCAGGACGCGGCCTGCCGTTGCGAAGGCACGCCTGGCAGATGTGCCGATCACGTTTTAGGATGCGGGCGCGGATGATTTCCCACTTGTTGCCGTAGCCGCGCTGGTGGCGGTTCAGCCCTCGCTGGTGCTGCTGCCAGCCTTCATTGCGGTGCGCCTTGCAATAACCCGAGCGGTCCGTAGTAGTGCCTGGGCAGCCGCGCTTTCGGCAGGCCCGAGGAACTGCTTTAGGCACTAGTATTTTCTCCATGTATGCCCCATATATAGAAGGCGGCTTAGTAAAACTGCGAGCCGTTAGGCGGTGAAGGCTGATTTTTATTTAAATTCAATAAGTTAAGTAAAAATTGTTATTAGCATGCATTGCCAAGTTGATCTTGGCTCACTCCTCAATTAGGAAAATGCCATGACTGAAGACAATGTTGTAAGCTTCTTAAAAGTTAAACAGCAGCAAATAGATTCCAACCTCGACCAGCTTGAGGTAGTTAAAAAGTTTACTGAAAAGCATGTGAAGCCCAAGTCATTGGTTGGAATTGTAAAGAAACAACTTAAGTTAAGAGGTATTAGTTATCGGGTGAGCTTTCCTTCATGTGATCTGACGGGCTTTGATAAGAAAGCTGTCGTCATCTTCCCTGAAGAGAGGCTCATATTTGCGTTTGTATCTAAGCCGATGACAGGCAAAGGGGTTGAAGGCTGGACAGTGGAACAGTGCATCTGTTCAGAAAAGCATCAACCTATTGATTACACTGGTTTTATTATCAATAAAATTTCGGAGGCAAAACATAATGGCCAGAAGACAGCAAAAACCCAACCCGTTAGCTGACTCTGCTCTTGACGCAGCCAGGGAGCACATTAACGGTTTTGAGCGAGGTATTGACCGTTTCAATGAAATTGGTGCAGAGCAATTTCGTGAAGGTGATCCTCGCGTAATTAACGAAATTCGCCAAGGTCGCCGGGACATTCGCAATGCTCGTAATGAGCTAGGTTTTGACGAAGAATAAAGATAATTCAGGGCTTGGCTATCAAGCCCTTTTTTTTAAAAGAGCTACGTAATCCCTTAGCATTCGGCGTCAGGCCGGGCAACAGCGCGGCAGGCCCACATGCAGGCTTCCTGCATTTTGGTCCGAGCGATAGATATGCAGCGACCAGCTTCATGCGCTTCAGCTGAATGGTTGCCTGTCACAGACAATTCGTCCTGTACCCAGGCCTTCTGCTTTTTCAGCAACTGACAGAATTCACGGCTTACTTTCTTCAGGTCGTTCATGTCTTCGATTTCTTTCGGTCCCAACGTGCGGTAGCCCTTAACGGTGCTGCCGTCCTGCGGTTTTGCTTCGCTCATTGCTTTACCTTATGCGTTAATGGTGCGCTGCGATGCGCTTTAAATGACGTCAATTAACGAACATCAATATCAGGGATGATCGCCGACGGCTTGAAGGTGACGCGGTAATGGTTAACGCTGGCGTTCGTGCCGCTCAGGTCTTCCATAAACCAGGTCACGTTATCCGACAGGCCCAGCATGTGCTTTTTGTAAGTGTCCGGCCCGGTCTTGCAGATAACGCCCAGCGTTCGCTCGGTGCTGGTATTGTCCTTTGAGCAAAGCCCGGTAATTTCCAGCATGAACTCGCCGGTAATCCCGTTATAAAAAACAAAGCGCCGTTGCGCCTCAAAGTTATCAGCGGCCTTGCTTACGTTACGGCTGGCTACATCGGCATCATTAATATCGCAGGCAGCAAGCGCCAGTACCGCCAGGCAGAGAAGCGTCTTTCTCATCACGTTTTACCAGAGTAATTGATTGTCTCGTTGCTCGGGTGAGCAGTGGGCCGGAGTCGCGGCGCTTCACAGCGTGGCTAACCGTGTTGTTGTGCAGCGGAGAGAACATCTTCAGGCGCTCTGCTGTGAAAGCGCCTTGTGATGGTCACAAAAAAACCGCCCGGAGGCGGCTTCTGTTCATTCTGGCTCTTTATCACCAGATTCTGGTGCTGAGCCAGGATCATCTTTTTTGGTTGTTTCTGACTGCTCCGGCTTATCGTCACCTACATTGTCCGGGATGGGGCTAAAGTCAGGATGGTCACCATTAACTGGACGGTCAGTCATATGAACCTCTCTTTTCACTTAAAGGATCTTAAGTCTAGTCAAGTCAGGAGCCTTGCCCAAAATATGTCGGTGTAATCAGCATCGGTACGTTTGAAAACGCAACTGGCGGTGCTAGCTATAAGCCAAGCTAATTCATAAGAAGCCGTAAACTAACAAAAGCACGGAATGCCAACTCGAAAGATGCATTTGATTTGTAATTTATCAGAGAGCTGTTATTGTTGCCCCGCTGTTAAAGCAAGAAGCACATAAAAAAGATTGACTCATAATTGCCTCCGCACCGGAGGCTTTTTTTTGCCTGTTTTTTATCAGTAATTTTGAATTCATTATTCTCAGTTAGTGCATAAGGCCCTTACTGTTAGTCAACGAATTATCTAATAGTCCTTATCTGAGAATTAGCTGAAGCCGTTGATAATGCTTATACATAAAACAAATTTATCCCTCTGGAAACACTTCAAAAGATAGCGAATAGTTATAACGTTAGACTATGTGTGGCCATTGGCCCCCTTCTGGTGTTTCAACAGAGGTTTCACCAGAAGGGCTGTTTTTCTGCAATTACTTCACCGCGTTATACCAGACCTGCCAGCGATACTTATCAAGCCGAAGCTGGCGCAGACATTCTGCCGTCTCAACATCAGCCTGCAGGTCTTCGTCGCTGTTCCTGCCAGCATCACTTGCCTTGCACGGCTCCTGCATCAAATCCGCTGATGGAGTTGGCAGCGTCGATAGCTCGCTGGCGCAGCCGGACAGACTCATCATCAAAATCACAGCGGGTACGATTCGGGTTCTGAACATATTTCACCACGTCGCGGGTTATGGTTCTGTAAATGACTTTGCCTTCACTGGTGGCCTGCGCCGCTTTTTGCTCGCCCGACTGGACTGCTTTAGCCGCCTTGTCTTTCTTTTTGGCCGCAAGCACGTTGATGTAGTCAGCATGCGCGTTCCAGCCGGAACGCCAGGACTGTAAGCCGGTAACTGCGCAAAGTGAGGCGCAGAGCATAAGCACATAGCGAATCTTCATTTCTGGCTCCAGGTGCAGACTTCCCGCTCTATCTCGCGGCGATTTACCAGCCCCTTCCACTGTTTACCGCCTGCATACGTCCACCGACGCAGCTGATCGCACGCACCCTTGTTGTCACCCTTGTTGATGAGGGTAAGCAGGGTGGATGTACGAAAACTGGTAGCACCGACGTTATAAGCAAAAGAGTAAAGCGCTGCGCGCATCGTTTCGGGAATTGGGCGCTGGATATAGGGATTAATCTGCCGTGCCACCTTGTTAAGGTCAGTGCTCAGCAGCGCCCGGCATTCTGCCTCGGAATAAGTCTTACCGAGCATAATGTCCTTGCCGGTGTGCCCGTAACATACCGTCCAGACGCCTACGACATCCTGGTATGGCTTATGGCGAGCACCTTCCAGCCCATCATGACCGGACAGCATGGCTGTTGCTATCGCAATAGCGCCACCGCCACCAGCAATCGCGCCGATAATGCGGTTTCTCAGCGTGGGAGACATTGCCAT